GCCAAGATCGCACGAGACAAAAAGGTTGAGTCGGCAAAACCGAAACCAAAGGCGCCGAGTAAATAGGGTGGAGCAGGTCAGACCAAAAGACGTGCGTGCCGCTCGCGAATTCCTACGTAAGCGTGGAGTTCGTGGAGTATCCCCCCGACTATTCGCCCGTTCCGCTAATGAAACTGGCATCACGTACCAAGCACTGCTAGACAGTCTGGCAGGAGTAGCAAGGAGAAAGATAGATGACAACGCTTAGAAGTTTTGTAAACGACCTCGACAAAATCGTGCAACAGGGTAAGGCATCACAGGCAGCGAAAATTGCCAGCGGTTCTTTGCCTAACATGGAGCAGTACCATCGTCAGTGTGGTCGCATTGAGGGTATGGAGCAGTGCGTGAAATTAGCACGTGACATGCTAGGACAAATGGAGGCAGCTATCGAAGATGATCCTCTTCCTACAATGCAGACGGGTGAAGCGCAATGACTGAGGTTGGCTTCGCAAGACCGGCAAAAGAGATCGAACCAGAGCTACCTGTAGTACCGGTAGCGTGGCGCGTACTCGTGCGCTGCTATGACGCACCGGACACAACCGCTGGTGGGATCATCAAGGCAGAAGAGACGAGAGAGTCAGAAGAGCTACTCAGCTATGTAGGGCAGATCGTTGCCATGGGTAGTGAGTGCTTCAAGCTGACAACGCGCTCAGGGATCGACATGTCGAACATCGAGCCAAAGCCGAAGGTTGGTGACTGGATCATGTACGGCACTTACGGTGGGCAATCCATCAAAACAAAATCAGGAACGAAGTATCTGATCATGAATGATGACTGCATCATGGGCATTGTCGATGATCCGAGCGTGTTCCGGGTATACATCTAACAGGGGTAAGTAATGAGCAGACCAGAAAATGAAATCGTTTTCGAAGACCTGCATGGGGCAAACGAGGACGAACCGGTTACAATAGATTTGGACGCTGGCACGAAAGACGATGGCATCAGTCGCACTCCCGCTGATCAAGCGGTAGACGATGATGACAAGAAAGACGACGACATCCAACTCGATGGACTTCGCACCGCTGACACAGACGACGCCGTGGTGAAGACAGACGATGACGATGACGCAAGTAAGGCCAGTGAGGATGATGCCTACTCGAAGAAGGTGAAGGCTCGTATTCAACGTGCGACTCGCGCAACCCGGAAGGAGCGTGATCGCGGCGACTACTGGGAGAATCAAGCCCGACAGCTTGCCAAGGACAACTACGAATCCGAGAAAACAGCCGCTGAGAGTGTCATCGAACAAGCCGACCATCAGCTCGAAGACACGCAGACCCAGCTCGAAAAAGCTATCGAGGATGGGAACACCAAGGATCAGGTTCGTCTGACTACACAGCTTAATAATCAGACTGCTGCGAAGGTCCGAGCTGAGGTGGCTTTAGAGAATTTAGCACCGGATGGTAATGTACAGCCGTTTAGTGCTAAAGTTGACGATAAGAAGTCCACGACTCAGACAAAAGCTGATGAATGGATGGACGGTCACAGCGACTGGTACGGTGCGCGAGGCTTTGAACGCCAGACGCGCCTTGCCAATCGCATTGACAAGGAAGTTTTTAATGATGACTTTGATCCGGGCACTGACGAGTACTTTGAAGAACTCGACAGGCGCATCAAGGAGAAGGAGCCGTCATTATTTGATGACGCTGATGCGGATGCCGACGATGTTACAGACGACAAGACCGAGACCACGAGACGCAAGTCGCCGGTCGCTCCTGTCTCTGGAGCAGATACTCGTCGCCAACGTACCAGCAGCAGCAAGGTCGAGCTTACGGAGGAAGACTTCGCAACTATGAGGCAGTTCAATCTGGACCCGAACGATCCAGAAGTCCTGAAAGAATTTGCCAGAAATAAACGCGAAGCTGAAGCCGGAGAAAGATCATGACTGCTAAAAAGAAAACTGCAAAAAAAGTAGCACCGAAACCCGCTGTTACTTCCCATGGTGTTGACCATGGACACGAGTCTCGTGTGGACGAGATGTCGGAGTACGATGCCACCCACCCGCTTGAAGCGGCACCTTACATACGTCCATCTAGTTTGGACGCACCACCAGCGCGTGAAGGTAAGACGCAACGGTGGGTAAGGCAGTCAATTCGGGGTGCGGCTGATCCCAAAAACTTGAACCGTAGTTGGCGCGAAGGATGGCGACCACGCCCACCAGAAAGTCTTGGTGAGGAATGGCGCATCTACGCGAACTTCGCGAACAAGGACGAGGGGATGATTGTGGTGGATGATCTCATCTTGATGGAGATTGACTCTAGTGTCCTTGAGCAACGCAAAAAGAGTATCGAGTTAGCAACCGCTAACCAGATGCGCTCAGTTGAACATGACCTTGAGTCTACCCAGATAGCCGGACATCCGATTGTTAAGGAGCATAAAACATCGGTATCGCATCCCGGTATTCGGGTGCAACCAGCACAGGTTGCCGATGATGACTAAAGAGGTAATGTTCGATGGCAAATATAGACGCACCGAACGGCTTCACTCCTAGCTATCACCGGAACGGTGGCACTGTCAGGTACGACGGCGACTTCAAAATCGCAAGCGGTCTGGCAGCTGACATCTTTCTTGGTGATTTGGTAATTATTGACGCTGTTGCTGACGGCGTTCATATCACGGTAGGTGCAGCAGCATCGACACGCATTCTTGGTGTCTTCGCAGGTTGCAACTACACCGCTGCAAATGGCGACGTGGTATGGGCAAAGCAGTGGGTGTCAGGAACTGCCACGCTAGGGGCTGTATCAGCCGAGGCACACGTTTACACGGATCAGAACATCGTGTACACGGCACAGGTAGATGGCGCAATCGCAGAAGCCGATCTCTTCGGCTACGCTGACTCTCTCCAGACACACGCAGGTAACGCTGCAACAGGTGTATCTGGTATGGAGATCAACAGCGCTGCGACCGCAGCTACCATTCTCCAACTCAAGCTGCTTCGTGCAGCACCAGCACCAGACGGTATCGACCAGTCAGACATCACTGCCGCGTTTTCTCGCGTGGAGTGCATGATCGCTGAGGGCGAATACTATGTCTGGGATGCTTAACCTAAAGGAGTGAATGACTAATGGCTATCATGAATCGCGCTCGCTTTAGGAAGCAGCTGCAAGAGGGTCTAAACACCGTGTTCGGTCTGGAATTCAGACGCTACGAGCAGGAGTGGAGACCCATTTTCGCTGTAGAGAACTCTCAGAAAGCATACGAAGAAGACGTATTGCTCGCTGGTCTGGCAGGTGCGCCTGTTAAGCCAGAGGGTGCGCCGGTCTCGTATGATCAGGGCGGTGAGGCATTCGTGTCTCGTTACGTCCATGAGACGATTGCTCTGGCTTTCTCGCTCACAGAGGAAGCTGAGGAAGACAATCTCTACGGATCAATCGGCAACAAGTACAGCAAAGCGCTGGCTCGTTCGATGCAACACACCAAAGAAGTTAAAGGTGCTGCCATCATCAACAACGGCTACAACTCCGCCTTTCCGGGTGGTGATGGAGTTGAGTTGTTCTCGACGGCTCACCCACTCTTTGGTGGTGGTACGCAGGCGAACACGTTCACGACACAGGCTGACCTGTCGGAGACCTCTCTTGAGGAAGCTCTGATCGCGGTTAGTAAGTTCGTTGACGAGCGAGCAATTCCAATCGCTGTACGTGCGACCAAGCTGATTGTGCCACCTGATCTTATGTTCGTCGCAGAACGCATCCTGACCAGCCCTTACCGTCCCGGTACGGCTGACAACGATGTCAATGCGATTAAAAAGATGGGCATGATCCCCGGAGGCTGTTTCAAGAATCATCGCCTCACTGATGCGAATCAGTGGACGCTGATCACGGACTGCCAAGACGGGTTGAAGCACATGGTCAGGAAGAACATCCAACGAGGGCTTGAAGGCGACTTCGAGACCGGCAACATGCGCTACAAGGCGCGTGAACGCTATTCGTTCGGCTGGTCTGACTACCGTGGTGCATTCGGCAGCTCAGGTAACACCTAAGCGGTATGAACGGTGCTGGGTGGCAAGGTTTTGCCTACCACGTAGGGCATGGTGTTCCTACGTGGTATCTCACCTCATTGTGGGAGACCTAACTCACCCAGCACTTTTCTTTTTAATCCCTGACGACTCATTAAGAGACTGGAGACAGACAGATGGGTAAGAGAAGTACATTTACGGGCTACCTTCGTGCGCGTGGTAACTCGACCAATTCAAGTCGCACAGGTCCGACACCAGCAGTGTTGGCAATGACGCAGGCAGTTACCGTTAGTCCTGTAGTGGCAACCGGTACATCCACTGGGCAATACTTGCCAGAGGGTGCCATCGTGCTTGGCATTGAAGTTGTAAGCGGTCATACGGGTGGCACGTCGCCACTGCTCGACATTGGTCTTGGTGCCGATGATGACGGTTTACTCAACGGTGCAGCAGCTGATGCCAACC